TCCACCTGTAGCAATCCTCAAGGCACCACTTGAATAAGTAATAAATTGAACAGAGCCAGTGCTGTCTGCAAGTCCTATGTAAGCCGTTTCGTCCGTAGATTCGAACAACGCTACTTCGTTGGTGACTCCAGAATTTACATCTAGCTTGCAGGAAGGGTTGCTGTCTCCAATGCCTACGTTGCCATCATCATTAATCCTTACTTCTTCTGAATCATCTATTTCAAAGGAAAATGAGTTGTTTGTGGTGAACCTAAATGGCTCACTTGCACTGTCAGATGTAGGCGTTTTGATCTGGAAGTCTCTAGTGTTAGATCCCAAATCAGATTGAAATTTAGCTAACACAACATCAGTGCCATCGTTGCGTACGTGAAGCTTTGAGTCAGGAGCCACAGTGCCGATACCGACGTTGCCATCAGAAGTTAGCGTAATGTCTGTACTACCCGCTCTACCTATTCTTAGATCGTCTTGGTAAGTATCTATAAAATAATGGTTGTATGTGGTATCCCAATCAGCCGCAGTGCGGAGTCTTATTTCTCCACCTTCGTATTGACCAGTGCCACCACCGTACACATCAATAATTCCATTGGGTGTAGTGTCATCTGTGCCAACAAATAAATTACCAACTACCCTAGCAGCACCGTCTACATCTAGTAGTTGAGTTGGAGATGCAGTTCCAATGCCTACTCGGTTATTAGTTGAGTCTACCTTAAGGGTCGTAGTGTCTACTGTTAAGTCGCCAGATGCTGTAAGACCAGAGGAACTAATTACAACAAGGTCAGATGATCCGTCCTCAGGGCGAAATGAATGAGTGCTTGCATCATAAAATGCTTTATTAGCCTGTGAAGCATGAGACGCTCCGTATAGTTCAACATTCGCACCATCAGTATCTCCACCTTTTAGAATTAAATTGCCCTCATTTCCAGATTGTTTAACTGACCCAGTTACCGAAATATCGCCAGATGCTGAAAGGGTGGTAAACGATCCAGCAGCTCCAGTAATACTACCACTTGTGCTAATTACTACATCGTTTGCTAGCTGATCGGTTCCAACAGCATCAATAGCAATTTTGCCACTGCTAATACCTAAGTCCTTAACGATGATTGCGCCAGAGCCTGATTTTTGAGTAGAGATTCCATCTACTGCTCCATCAGCAAATTCAGCATCATTAACTGCATTGTTTAAAGAGCTTGCTGTTACCTGATCTCCGTTTGAAAATGTATTTCCTGTTGTAAGTACTGCCATTATTCTGCCTTATCTAAACTTCTAAATGATGTAGCTCCAGCTACCTTTAATGCTCTTAATCTAGGTCTTCCCTTAGTTGTTGTCAATTTAAACTGTAATCCGTAAGCTCTTCTGTTTCCAAATCTGCCCCTTAATGAGACATCTTCATCAATAGCAAGAGGAGATCCGTTAAGATCACTAATGCTATTCAGGTCTATTATATCATCAATATTTTCTGTGATTGCTTCCAGGTCTGCATCTGAAGTATTGTTTTCACTAGATTGAATATGCAAATCAAAATTGTTCCACTTTTTGCGGTCTAAAGAATTAAGATTAAACATCCTAGTAATAGCCGAAGACAGTACTTGTGAATTAGTAACAGTACCACCTACTTGAACTATGTATAGATCCCTGTCATCAATCCTAGATTCGTACTGATGAACTCCACCGTTACGATTTATTGCGTACACTGAACGCTTATCTCCCTCACCAGCAACAGTTAATTCACTGTACTCCCAGTCAGGGTCATTAATACTGTCTATAGATTCCCATTGCTTATTCAGGAAGTTGTAAATAAGTAAAGCGTTATTAGTGGTGCTATTATCAAGGGGTACAGCTAAGTAGTACCTATTATCAAAGTAAACAGACTTAGCCTTACTTGCGTGTGCCTTATTAATTCTTTTAATAGTTCCCTCAATAGATGCTGATAATGGAACATCTTGTCCTCTAAGATTGTACAAGTCAATAAAGTCCAATCCATAAACTCCATTATCAGATAGGAATACCATACTGTTTCCTATCTGCTGTACACTATCCCTAGCTAAACAGCCAACTTCATTAGTAATTAACTGAGATGCTGAGCTTCCTAAATCTAAACTGTTAGCAACAATATGTACACTATTGCGATTAAAGACAACCAGTTTGTCATCCGAAAATGAATGAAAGCCTACAATAAAATCAGCCGCACCAGCATTAAACCTGAACTGTCCATAAATTCTGTCGTAAGTATCTGCATCAAGTATATCTGAAAACAGAGCCTCATCCACAATATTTCTGTCAGTAATTGTTGCTGATCCAGAGGTTCCCGTAACATCGAACTGATACGGTACAATCAGTCTGCGCTGATGATACGTACCAAACGCAGGAGCGGGAGAGTGCGTAAATCCTAGGCCAATAGAAACTGGTTGTTGAAGAATGACTCCACTAACATTACTAGAATCAGCAAGCTGAATATAAAAATCTACAGTAAAAGCAGTATTGTCTCTTTCAGCTACAATAAATTGATCTCCTACTGTAAAAGTTGAGGGAGACCCTGTGCTTTCTATGGTAAAAAGATCCCCAACGTCTAGGCCATTCATTGCAGATAAACTACCAAATGTAGCAGTAGCCTTACCGTCAGTGACATCTACCCTGGTCGGAGTGAGTTGTTTAGGTTGAGAATAATTTCCATTAGCAACAAGAGAAAATGCAGGAGAACTAATATCTCCATCCCACTCCATTGCAATATCTCCTTTGCGGAATATGTACAACTTGTTAAACGCTTGAATTACTGTACTTCCTTCTGGAACGGTTTCTCCAGCAGGATAAGTAAGTGTTACTGTAGTAGATCCTGAATCAGCAGTCTTAACAAGCACTGTGCTGTTAGTAGCTACGCAAGCTACGTAAGACTCAGAATCATTATTAGGATCTGAGAACTCGCAAGAAGCCTCAATAAAGTTACCAGCAGTAGAATCTATTTTCATGCCAGTAACAGCTAATGAGTCATCGGTAGGAGTGCTATCTAACCCAGTTACAGTATAAGTAATAACGTAATCACTTACGTAAGTAGCAATAAAATTTCCATTAGGATCTATTAATCCAGTGTAATCAAATCCACTAATGTTTACGCCAGTACCATTTATTATCCCGTGAGCATTAGTTCCAAAATCTATAGTAATAAGATCACCAACTCTAGTAAAAGTATTAACAGCAGGAATTGATTCGTACAGATAAAACGGTAAGGTAAAAACGCCAGAAACAAAGGGAGATGAAAATAATTCAATACCCCTTCTAGGTTGCCACTCACCATTAATGTCCATACGTCCATTATTAGATTCAGTCAAAATACCTGGACGCAACTGATCTGGCCTTAACTTATTGTTAAAGCCCGTAAACCCTTGATCTAGGTCTTCTGCTATTCGGTTATCTAAATTACCGTATGAACTATATCTTGCCATTTAACAATTCCAAGCTCTTCTGCTCCAGTAGTTTGCAGACAGTTTATTACTCTTACCCTTGATTCCACCTGACCTAGCACAGTAACTTTTTTTACGTGCAGGGTTACTTTTCTTGATGCTCATGTTAGCATCTCCAAAGCGTACTATCTTTTCCTTGCCACCCTGACAAGCTTTCACAACGAACTTCTTCCCACCAGACACTTGTCTTCGCGGAACGTTACACTTCATGTTTTTCTTATTTATTGCCACGCTTTACCGCCTTTACTCTTCTTGGTTTACCTGCTGGTTGTCCCAGTCTTTTCTTCTGGGCTATCCTTGATCGTTTCTGTGATGGAGTCATTTCACCTGATGTAACTGGTGTACGGCTGCTGACACGCTTAGATGGGCGACAGTAGGGTGTACCCCTCTTTTCTCCTTTACGGCGACCACAAGGCTTACCAGTGCGTACATCTACCCACTTCTCCTTGAACCACCGCTTAAGAGCAGCACCCTCCTTTGTCCTCCGTACAGACATTACTTCTTCTTACGCTTGCCCCAGTTAGAAGCACCTACCTTGCGACACTTGGCTATCGCCCCACTTGCGTACGCAGATGGGAACACTTTGTACCGTGCCTTAACTTTTCTGTAACAAGCGTCTTTGGGCATATCTATTTCTTTCTGCCTTTGCCCTTGTTTCCGTACCCTTTTGGTCTTCTTGTTCCGTAAGCCATTTATTTATCCTCCGTTTCTTTTTTCCTAATTTTAATTCCAAGTGTAACAAAATAAATTCCAAGACCAGTAGAAACGATACTAAGTACGCCGCCAACCATTGACAGCACGGTGTTTAGTTCAGCTAGTTTGTCTACCATAGTGCCTGTTGCAGCCAATAAACCGCCAAAGGAAAAACCAAATCCCTTTAAAAAAGATTCATGTGCTGCTTCTGGTAAGTTCATTCTGAAAATAATCTCTTGTTTAAATCCCGTTGTCCAAAATACCACCCACCATATGCGAATGCTATTGTAAATATTTGCTGGAGAATAATGTCTTGGTACTGCTCAGGCATCTGAAAGTATAAGATACCAGCTAACATGTGTACGCCCACGGCAAGCAATGGACGGACAGATCCTTTAAACACAAAGTGCCATATCAACAGACCCTTTTGCCAAGGCTTCTCTGCTATGTTAGCTACGGATATTAACGCATCGCTCTCGTGCTGGGCAGCTTTCTGTGAAGCTTGGAAGTCTGCACTGTCAGCCTCAATGGTGCCCTTGTCGATCTGGAGCTTTACCATCTCCCTCTCAATCTCGGCCTGAGCCTTCATGCCCTTAATTTTTAGCCAGCCAGACGCAACGGAGCCGACAATCCCAAGAATGCCACCAGTCCCTGCGTTAGTTAGTGCTTGAATCCAGTCCATTATTTGCGTAAGCGTTCTAGTGTTTCAGCTATAACGTAGGCCAATACCAGAAATGCTGCTAGTGATAGTATTACTGTCATTATGATAAAAGAGCCAATGATGAAAATGAAGATCTTAAAATATATAAATCTCTTGTTACTTCAGATGAGTAAACGTCATCGGCATAAGCGTTGTAAAAGTCACTAGATGCCGTATATGTTGATCCAGCAATAGTTTCCCAAGATTGTACAATAGATGGAAAGTCGTTTGCAGCAGATGGTATATTTGTTTTCTCTGCTCTATAAGTATATCCAAGCACTGGAAAAATAGAAGAGTCCCTTATTCCAATGGCGTACAACGCAAATATAGCTCCTGCCCATGTTTGAAGTCCCCTGTACGGATTTTGAGCGCTAGGAGAATACTTCCAAGGTTCACCAACCAAATTAGCAAAACCACCCCTTAAGCCCCAGTCAAAATCACCAACATTCATCCATCCACTTGGAGCATCGAAATAAATAACATCGCCTTCCACAAAAGAACTAGTATCGTTTAAAACAACATCTAAAGTGGTTAAGGTTTGACCCGCATCGTTTAGTGCGTACGTAGTTGAAACAACTCCAGTTTCACCATCGCTAACTCTAGTAGCAATAGCTCCCTCTGGGATATTTGTTTGATAGTAGTCTCCACTTGAAGAAGTACCAGCTATTGGAATCCTTAAAGTTGAACCTCCTGGTTGGGCAGGCAAAGTTCTTTCTCTCCACATAGATGGCTTTATAGTTGACGAATGTGGTGAAAAATCGCTGTCTATAAGTGCTTGTGTAATCTGAAACGCCTGATCCCAATTTCCTGGAGAAAGCGACATAAAATCTGAATGTTCAGAACTTCGACCAGTTAAATAAAGAGCAAACAGTACAGCAGGCTGATGCCATTGATAATGCCCTCCGTCTGGGCCAACTCCAATGCCAGATAGTATTAAAGGATCTGCCCATTGCAAACCATGACCTATCATCGTTTTTGCAATTTGCTTAGTTTGTGCCTCTGTGTAATAATTAGTTGCTAAGGCAACCATTACCAAAGACATCATTTGTCCTATATACCTACCATAATTTGGATGGGTAGCATTTCCTCCACCAAATCTATAAGGAGAAAAAGACTGATACCCATAATCACCAGCTCCCCAAGCAAATCCAAATAACGGATAGTGCAATCCAAGAGATTCCATTAAATCTGCGTATGGCGGAAGTGAAAATCCAGTAGAATCGTAAACAGGTCTACTTGAATACCAAGAGTCTACATCTGCGGCATAGGATACAGGAGTAGATTTGCCAGACCATCCAATGCTTGACCCTAGATATTCTCCAGAAGAAAGAGCAGAAGATAAAACATGCAACGATGCAATTTCTGTAAACCCACCAGCTCTACTAACATACGGATCTTTTGCAACGGTTTTGATTACAATGTCGCCAGCTTGAATTGTTATTGGCAATGTGGCTACACTTGCTGCATCGTAATTTGCTTGCCTTTCATCAAAGCCTTGGTTTGGTCCTGAGGTTGATGTTCTTACGGGATTTAACATTGCCCCGTTTATCAAGTCACCGCTAGAGTCGGTAGTTTGTGACGGAGTTATTGATGTTATAGTGTCAGTTCCAGTGGGTATGGCAACCCATGCTACACCTGCTTCATCTAATCCCCAAGAGTAAGTTCCAGATATGGTGAAGGAAACTCCACCCATTGTCACTACAGTTGCCATATTTAACAAGCAAAAGTATGAGCAGTTCCACTACCAGCAGAGGTATTAGCAACAGCACCTATATTTCCTTCATTTACATAAGTACGAATAAGTGGCGATCCAGAAGTTGGAGTAAAGTCCTCGCTTCCACTGGTTGTAGAAGTAAATAAAGGATCACCAGATTGATTTTTATCTCCAGGAGTTCCTCCTGAAAAGTCAGTCTCCCCACTTGTATTATTGTGATAGTGGTTGTAATCAATGTAAGCTGTAACATTGCCACCACGGTTATCTTCCAAGCCATAAAGACCATTTGAAACAAAAGAATTTCCCGTTATGATTCCGTCTAAAGTTCCTGTAAGCGCACTTCCAGCATCTCCAATGCCACTACCCGTGTTTCCGTAAAATGTATTATTGGAAATTATAGATTGGTCAAACTCCCTTCCTAATTTAATTCCAGAAGATCCATTACTGTAAATTAAACAATTATTTATATAATTGCCTCGGTAAACAATATCAACGCCAGTGTCTCCGTTGTTATGAACTGATACTCCTACAAGCCTTAAATACCCAGATTTGGTTACTAAATAATCGGCAGGTATTCCAAACCCAGATCCTCCATTGCCATCTATTTCGCAATTTAAAAAATAATTAAATTGCGAGTACCCTTGTTGAACGCCATCATTAGTTGCTGAATCAATTCGGCACGTGTCAAAGATCAAGAATGTTGAAAAATTTGATGCAGATGAGTTAAATTTTACATTGTGATCAGTTGCTCCAGTTAGTCTAATACGTTTAAACCGAACATATTGAGAAGCAGAAGTTGCCCAATAAAACAAACTAGTAGTAGATGGAAGTGAGGAGCCAGATATAGTATAATAACCAGTTGTTAAGGGCGTTCCAGTTGCATCCGCTCCAACAAAGTTAATAAGAGACGTTTTGGTTCCAGCATTGGTGTCCCAATCTATTTGAGCAGCAGGAGTTTCGGTGGCGGTTGCGCAAAGCCGAACCTCGTCGCCAGCTACAGCAGTATCGGCTGCTTTTTGAGTTGTTGCCCAAGCGGTACCAAATGAAGTTCCTGCTGCTGCATCGCTTCCGCTAAGTGGATCTACGTAGTAAGTTGCCATGTTAATTCTTGGTTACTGCGATAGAAATTGTAGCTCTAGTTGCTGTAGTGATTGAGTCTACGTTAAATCGTAGATAGTCGCCCTTTGTAAGCGAAGCTGTCCAGCCAGTTAATGTCGTGTCTTGGCTTTTTTCAGCTGAAGATACAGTAGGAGGCGCACTAGCAGTAATTGAATCTGCATCGGTAGGAGGGTAATTAGCGTATGTATCTTTCCAAATATCTACTACTATGCTGCCAGACTGATCTAAAACAGTTTCAACTGAACTGATTGTGCAATCGTACGGAACACGCAAGTCTCCCTTAATCCCAGTAGTGATAGCAGACCCCGCTCCATCAATCACTATTCCTAGTTGTCCATGAGCAGGTATGTTGATAACCGAGATCCAGTTGGTTGCGTCCTTAGCCGTGAACACCCCAAACTCGCCTGGATCAATGGTTGTGCTTGCATCAACGCCGTTCCCGAGGTTGTCCGATGTGTTTGGGAAAACCTGAAGCACGTTTGCTCCATTGTTGTAAATCTTTACTACATCGTTTACTGCTGCCGTAGGCAATGTAACTGCATCATTAGGGTTAGCCACTGTAGTAATGTCGTTAGTAACATTAGTTAGGGCCAATCCTCCAGCTTGGGTTTGCGTTGCACTAGCCGTCAAGCCTGTAGCAAACTGCGATGTTTCGGTTAGAAAGTTGTCAATTTTTGTACTAAGAGTTACGTCTGCCATTTGATTTAATTATTAAGGTCTTAAGTAAAGGTCTGTTCCACCAGGGCGTTTATATTGATCCACTCCACCAGGTCTAAAATAAACGTCTCCCAATGAGTCAATAGCCCCCAATAAAATACGATAACCAGCACGAGTAAGCATCAGCCCCTCGTTAATCATCTGAAAGCCAAGTGTTCTCATTAGTCCACAAATTCAGTGCTTTGTATTACTGCTGCTGAACCTATTGCCAAAAACTTAGCTGCTTTAGCAGCGTTCTTGCTTATTACAATGAGGCCTTGTTCTTTTACGAGAAGATGACCATTAGATGCAGTGGGAGCAGTTCCATCAAACGTAACGTATACGTTATTATCCTGAATATCAATCAGGACATAATCGGTGTCTGCATGGAAGGCAGCAAATGCCGCTCCAGAGCCAGTGGTGGCTACAGATAGATTTTCTGGAGTGCCGTTCGGGTTTACGTTCCCGATGTATAGATTGGAGGTTCTTGAGTTCATTATCTAGATTGGTTGGAGACGTATGTATTAAATCGTTTTTTGACCGTGTTGTTGTTCATTACTTGGTCAGTCTTTTCTAGCTCATTAGCTAGGTACTTGTTAGCTACTTGCTCTTCTGCCAATGCCTTATCGTGCTGACCATCCATTCTGAGGAAGTCAGCGTAAACACTGTGAGCAACGTAGTAAAAAAATTCTAAAGGAATCTCCTGTGTGCTTTTATCACCATCAAGATCCCAGGTGCTAGGAATGTCAGTTAGCTCTTTCTTGTACGTAACAAACGCAGAATCAGCATCTGAGGTTGTTAGGTTAAGAATGTGAGCACCGTCTGACTGTACAAAAAATTCAAACTCTAATGCAGAGTTTCTGACAAACGGTTGAGTTCTATGTATACGTATAAACTCAGCAATATCGTTCTTATCAGTTTGCGTAAATGCAACCACAGAACTAGCTACTGCTCTATCCTCACCAACAACTAAGTATCTAGGCCACATTGGTGTAGCCTGATAAGCTTCGTACATTCTGCGTTTAGCAAAATTAAGAAGCTGAGTCTTTTCATTAGTAGTGAACGAGGTTACACCAGCTAATGCTGTTATCAGATCGTATAAGTCTCTGTTGTACTTAACTTGCATTACGCTTTATTAGGACTCAACTCAGGGAACTTTTTGTTAAAATATCGTAAGAACTCTCTACTGTTTACAGTATCGTGTCCGTACTTGTTTACTAATCTAAAATAATCACGAGCTGGCATATTAGCTACGCACTTACCTAGAATAGGATGGGTCTTACCGACATTAGTCTTTGCTTCTTTAGCAGCTTGATTAATCCGATCTTGCTCCTTTGCTTTCTCCATCTTGAATCCAGTTTGGATTTCTTTCAAGAATGCAGCGTTCACTTCCCCATCCGAATATCTTGGTAACTTAGTAATTATTTCCATATTTTATTAAAAAAAAAGGGGAGGCCAGATTTGGCCCAACCTCCCCACACATTATCAATGAAACAAAGTTTACGCAACTTCTTCGATCTTACCGTGAGCCTGTGGGTGATAAACACCGAGGGTCAAGGAGCAATCAACGTAACCACGCTCACCACCACCCTGATTCGGGAGGCGAGTCGATCCCATTGGAATCAGCTCATGGATGCCGTAGTACTCAGGATTAACCAAGTAAGCAACGTCCTTATTAGTCGTATCGGGCATACAATCAGGATTGCCATTAACAATCGAAATCATGCCGTGATCGGACTGATAGAACTCAACACTAAGTTTGATCTGAGCTGAGTCACCGTTGTAATTAACGGTACGAACGCTGTCTGCATCGGTTCCGCTTACGCCAGCAGTGCGAGCGAAGTCAGAGATAATGCGACGAACAGCCGTGTCAGCAACCATCGTTAGGTTGTTGCTTGTTCCAGTTTCGCGGAAGATTGAGGTAATCAAGTTGTTCAGAACTGTTTCCGTGAAAGCACCTTCATCAGCAGCATGAATGCTGGAAGCAGGAGTACGGAATGCAGCAGGAACATCAGAAGGACCAGCGGAGTCGATCCAGTCACCAAGACCACGCAAAGCGTAAGCTGTGTCAGATCCGTTTTCAGCAGCGCGATCTTGCGTACCACAGAGGGTAGCTTCGATGTCACGCTTTAGTTCACGAATTGCTTTTGCTTCAGCTTGAGCAATCTTAGCAGGTCCAACGCTTTCAACAGCTTCCTGAAGATCAGAAACCTGAAAGTCGCGACGGAACTTTTGGATGTAGTTACCAAGACGAGCACGTCCACTGAACTGGTCAGTGAAAGTTCCAACATCAGCACCTTCACGGATGCCAGTAGTTGAAGGAGCAGACAATGCGTCTACAGTCCACTCAACGAACGTTGCGGATGCTTTCTGCTTAGAAGCAGAGGAAAGGACTGGAGTTTCTTCAGGAGCGAGAATAGTCAAGACGTCAGTCAAGTCTTCGCGATTGGAAACACCAGAACCAGGATTACTTGTATCGTATGTGTTTGAGAATGCCATTTTATTTTTTAGCTAATTGTTTGGTTCGTAATGAAATGAAGTCATCTTTATTGCCACTTTCTTTAAAGCGTGAAGATAAGTCCTGTAGTACTTTAGACGACTTTCGTTGACCCTGTTCTGGCATAGCAGAGGAGGGAACGGAGCTTTTCGGAGGATTAATCTTGGGCTTACCTACTTTCTTAGCAGGAGTACTGGGTACAGTCTTACGAGCGTACATACTATCTACTGCATGAGCAAGCATATATGGAAGTTCTGCTCCTAGCACTGGGTATTGTTTGTATACCTTCTGCAAGTCTTTGTTTGCAGCAATGCCAAGGAATGCCTTCCTGGTTTCATTATCCTCTTCCTTCAACCATTCGAATTCTTTGAGGGCTTTAGTACCAAGCTCTTTTTTAAGAGACTCAGCAGTTTCGTTCCTCTGAACTTTCTTTAGTTGATCGGGAAGATAAAGATCCCTAGATTTACGAGCGTTCTTCAAAGCAGATCTTACCTCTGCTTTAGTCATCTTCTTACCATCTAGCTCAGTAACATCGTCATGAGCGGAGTAATCGTCTGATTCAAATAAAACATCTTCAGCCCATTCGATAATATCACTTATCTCCTTAGCCTTTTCTTGTAATGACTTAATATCCTTAACGTCATCAAACGGATTGTCTTGGACTTCTTCCGCTTCGCGTTTTAAAGGATCTTGTTGTAGTGATTGTTTTACTTTCTCAAGCTCTTCCTCTGCTGCTTTGCGTTTAGCCGTAAGTTCGCCAAAGCGAGCTACAGCTCTACTACCAAGCTTTTCAGCAAGATCTTTAAGCTCATCCTCAGATAAATCATCTAAGTTGTACTGTGAAAGAACATCTTCAGTCTCTTCTTCAGAAGGTTCGTTTTCAGTTTCCTGAATAACTTCTTCTTCGGATTCAACCGCTTCTTCTAGGACTTCTTCCTCTTGAACTTCCTGAGTATCCTCAGCAGGTTCTCCCTGAGTCTGTCCTAAGCGTTGGATGGCAAAATCCTCCGCTGTTATATTTCCGACTGAATTTTGTTCGGTTTCAGCGTCAACCGTGATAACTTCGTTAGACATGATTGTTTCCACTCCTTAACGCCGAGCGATGGCGAAGCCTGATTATAGCACATCTTTTTTGTGCTACAGGACAGATGAAAATTTCTTTTGTAGACCCTGCCAGTCAGTCATTTGCAGAATCTGATCGTAAGTAATTATCCGTCCCGAAAGTTGTTGAAGCTTGTCTATGTCAGCTTCGTGCATATCAGCTATGCACTCTTCTCGAAGAGCGTTAATAAGCTGAATGAATCTTGCAAAATGTTCGTGGTGGGATAGGGTCTTTAGGTCTTCTTCTATGTTCATCGTGCTGCGGATCGCATCATTTCTACTAGTCTTTTAGATCTATTCCCCACCTGATTGTACCAATTGCTGTCTATCATTTCGTCAGCAGCTTTATTGTAATCACCCTCTAAAAGTGCTGCTCGCATATTTTCAAATTTATTAAGCTTAGTCCTGCCAAGATTAAACGCCATGTCTATTAAAACTTTTTGAACAACTGCTGGCTGTCTTCCAGCTTGAGGCAAGAAAGCATTAGCGTCATCAGCAGCTTGCTTAATGGACTCATTGTACAGCAATTTTATTTCTTTATCAGAAAGAGTTTTCTTCCCAGAAAGCATATCCTGTACGTTAAGTCCCAATGATTCTGCTTTCTTTCGGTTAGAGGGTTCGTCTAAATTAAACCCTATGCCTATAGTACGCTTGCCCTTAGTGTCTGTGTACACGCTAGGCTCTACTCCTTCATGCAAAGAAAGTTGTTCGTATATTTCTTGATTATGTTTGTCCCTTGCTCTCTTACGAGCAAAAGCATAACTATCTTGATTGGCTGGAGGGTTCTCCCTTGGGCGAAGAGAGTTGTACTTCTCTCGCATTAACTGGTTAATCCTGTTGTCGGGCATATTAATAAACAGTATAGAAATAAATATCAGAGCTATCACTGCTGCATATTCTGGGTTTGAGTACTACCCATCTGTGCTGGTTGCGTTCCAATCCTACCTATTTGCGCGTTCTGTGCTTGCTGTACAGCGAACTGATATTGTCCAGCGTACTTCTGAAGACGAGCAGCAAAAGCTTCATCTTCTTGTAAACGTTGCTGAATGTCTTGCTGTTGACTGTACTGCTGAATAACTTGTAAAGCCGCTTGAGCACCGCTTGGACGCGCTGGAACTTCGATACCTGCATAAATTTTAGATAAGTCATCTGTAATATCTTTAAGTAGTTTTTCCTGTGCAACCTCAACGGGTTCAAGAACACCATC